GACGACGGCGCCCTACGACCTTCGGACCGACGCGCAGATCGCGCTCGACCAGGCCAAGGCCGCGTTCGCCGCCTGGACCCCGACCACCCAGCGATACCTGATCGCCGGGCGCGAGATGTGGTTCGCCGCGGCGTCCGACGTCCTCAAGGTCATCGCCTACTGGGAGAACCAGGTGCGGGCCGAGGCGAACGCCGCCGGCATGGCGGCGGGCATGAAGAACCGCCGCAAGATCATGGTGAGGCTCGGACGTGGCTAGCCTTCGCCAGCGCATCGGCGCCTGGGTGGCTGGGAAGTCCGCCACTCGCGGCACGTCGGCGCCGCAGCGCCGCTCCTACGCTTCTGCTCGCTCCTCGCGGCTCACCGGGGGCTTCGGGAATTCCGGCACCGCCGGCAACAGCAGCGCCGATGCCGAGCTGTCGCTCAACCTGACCCAACTTCGCGCCCGCTCGCGGCAGATGGTGCGCGACTCGGCTTTCGCCAAGCGCGCCAAGGTCGTCGTCGTCAACAACGTCATCGGCTCCGGCGTCGGCATGCAGGCCCAGGTGATGAACACCCGCGGCGACTTGCGTAAGGACGTCAACTCCTCGATCGAGGACGCCTGGTGCAAGTGGGCAATGGCGACGAACTGCCACACGGGCGGGAAGTTGCACTTCCACGACCTAGAGCGCGCGGCGATGGGCCAGGTCTTCGAGGCCGGCGAGGTCTTCATTCGCAAGCACCCGGAGCGATTCGGCGATTCGGTCGTCCCGCTGGCGCTCGAGTTGATCGAGTCGGAGCGCCTAGCTCTCCCTCTCGTCGAGCCCGGCGCGGTCGTCGACAACGCCGAGGTCCGCATGGGCGTCGAGGTCGACAAGTTCGGCCGGCCTATCGCCTACTGGATTCGCGAGCGCCACCCGGGCGACATCCGGGTGCGCGTCGGCTCGACCGACCGCTACGAGCGCGTCCCGGCCGATCAGATCTTCCACCTGCACATCGCCGACCGTTGGCCGCAGACCCGCGGCGAGCCGTGGATGCACACGGCCCTGCGAAAGCTCGACGACATGAACGAGGCGACGTCCAGCGAGCTCGCTGCCGTGCGCGCGTCGTCGGCCTACTTCGCGACGATCCAGACGCCCGAGTCGACCAATCCGATCGTCGACGACGAGGAAGAAGACGGCACGCCGGTCATGGACATCGAGCCGCTGACCGTGCAGGAACTCAAGCCGGGCGAGGAGTTGAACTTCCACTCGCCGAACAGGCCGAACTCCGGCCTCGACGCCTTCATGCGCCACATGCAGCGCGAGGCAGCGGCCGGCATGGGCGTGAGCTACGAGTCGCTGTCGCGCGATTACAGCCAGTCGAACTACTCCAGCAGCCGACTCGCGCTGCTCGAGGACCGCGACACCTGGAAGGTGCTGCAGCTCTGGTGGATCCGTAACTTCCGCCAGCCACTGCACGCGGTCTGGATGAACCAGGCCGTCCTCGCGGGCGCGATCCAGGGCGTCACCGCGTCGCAGTACGCAGTCGACATGGACCGCTTCCAGGCTGTCCTCTTCAAGCCGCGCGGCTGGAGCTGGATCGACCCGACGAAGGAAGTCACGGCCTACAAGGAAGCGATCAAGGCGGGCCTGACGACGATCACCGACGTCATCGCGCAGACCGCCGATGGCCGCGACATCGAAGACGTGATCGAGACGCGCAAGCGCGAGTTGCAGATGCTCGCCGATGCCGACATCGAAGTCGACACCACGGTCATCGACCCGCTCGAGTTGGCCGCCGCGAAGGTTCCGGCCGCTCCTCCGTCGGCTCCTGAAGCCGAAACACCCGCACCCGACGAGAACACGCCGCCCGGCCGCGTGTTCTCGATTGCCCCGAAAGGATTGCAATGACCGACCGCAAGAATTTGCAGGTTCGGACCTTCGCCTTCGAGCTGGACGAGCGCGCCGTAGGCGATGGCGTCCCGGTCGTTGTCTCGAGCGATGCGGTCGTCGAGATGCCCGACGGGCCGGAAGTCCTTCTGCACTCGCCCGAGGCGATCGACCTCCAGCGCGCTCCGCTGCCGATCATCGCGACGCATCGCTCGGGCCAGGTCAACGTCGGCGTGATCGACAACCTGAGCGTCGTCGGCGGCAAGTTGCGCGGCATGGCGACCTTCGGCACTCGCCCCGAGGCGGCCGGCTATCGCGAAGACGTGCTGAACCGAACCATCCGCTCGGTGAGCGTCGGCTATGCCCGCGTGAAGGGGCACATCCGCAAGGACGGCGTGCTGCACACGACGCGCTGGATGCCGACCCACACGGCGCTCGTTGCCGAGCCCGCCGACATCAACGCCGGCTTTTTCCGAGAGCTCGCCGAGCTTCCGGCCCTCGTCATCGAGGCCGAACCAGTTTCACCACCCGCGGCTCCGGCTGCATCTGAAAGGAAGACCATGACGGTCGAAACCCAAGCCGCCGCGGGCTCGATCGCGGAAGTCGAAACCCGCGCTGCCCAATCGCAGCAGGCCGAACGCGCCCAGCCGACCGGCGACCGCGCTGTCGAGATGGAACGCTCCCGCCGTCGCGGGATCGAGAACATCTGCAAGGCCAACAAGATCGACGACAACCTGCGCGAGTACTGGATCGGCACGGGCCTGACCATCGAGCAGCTTTCGGACGACGTGCTCAAGGTCATCGAAGAGCGTGGCCGCAACACCCCGAAGTCCGAAGCCGCCATCGGCCTGTCGGAAAGGGAAGCGCAGAACTTCAGCTTCTTCCGCGCGATCCGCGCCGTGGTCGACAAGAACTGGAACAACGCCGGCTTCGAGCTGGAAGCGTCGCGCGCGGTCGCCCAGAAGCTGGGTCGGATGCAAGACCCGAACAAGTTCTTCGTTCCGTTTGAAGTCCAGCGTGCCAAGCGTGACGTGACCGTCGCCACCTCGACGGCCGGCGGCTTCCTCGTTGCGACGAACAACGTCAGCTTCATCGAGATCATGCGGAATCGCTCGGTGGTCTACAACATGGGCGCCACCCGGCTGTCCGGCCTTGTGGGCAACGTGACGGTGCCGAAGCAGACCGCCGCGGGCACCGCGGTGTGGCTGGCGAACGAAGCCAGCACGGTCACGGAATCGCAGCAGACTTTCGCGCAGATGTCCCTGTCGCCGAAGACGGTCGGCGGATACACCGAGATCAGCCGCAACCTGATGCTGCAGTCGAGCCCCGACGCCGAAGGCATCGTGACCTCCGACCTGGCGGCCATCTGCGCGCTCGCAGTCGACGTCGGTGCCCTTCGTGGCGCCGGCTCCGGCGGCGAGCCGGCGGGCATCGTCGGCACCTCGGGCGTCGGTTCGGTGACGGGCACCTCGCTCGCCGCTGGCGGTGTGCTGGAGTTCCAGAGCGACGTCGCTGGCGGCAACCTGCTGTCGGACAACTTCGGCTACGTGACGACCCCCGCGGTCGCCGCGCTGCTGATGGCTCGCCCGGAACTGCCGTCGACCGGCACCACGCGGCTGTGGCAGGGCAGCATGTTGAACGGAACGATGTTCGGCCAGAAGGCGATGAGTTCCAACCAGATGTCGTCCGCGACGATGCTGGCCGGCGACTTCTCGAAGGTCGTGATCGGCGAGTGGGGCGTCCTCGAGATCGAGGTCAACCCCTACGCGAACTTCCAAGCGGGAATCGTGGGCGTTCGCGCGCTGCTGTCGATCGACGTGGGTGTCCGCTACGGCGGCGCCTTCTCCTACGCCTCCTCGATCACCTGAAGGGAGGGGCGACGTGCTTGCTGCCGATGGTTCGCCACTGGTAGGACGCGCGTCGCCCAGCGTCATGAACAAGATCGTTCGCGTGAAGGTGCTCCGGCCCTTCCTTCTCAAGACCCAGCGGCAGGAAGCCGGTGCGGAGGTCGATATGGACTCCCGCCTGGCGGCCGAGCTGGTCTCCTACAACAAGGTCGAGGTAGTGAAAGCGGCGCCCGTCGTCGAACCCCCGCCCGAAGTCAAGCCCGAACGGGCGAAGAAAGGGGTCTGACATGCTCGGTAACGAAGCGCAAGCCGCGTCGACCACGCTTCTCCTCAGCCCGGTCTCGGCAGCGAACACCGCTGCTGCGACGTCGGGCTGGGTGGATGCGCGGACGGCCGAAGGCGACGTCATGTTCATCAACAACGTCGGCGCCGTCACTGGGTCGATCGTCTGGACGATCGAGCATGCGACGGACGGCAGCGGCACCAACGGCGCGGCCATCACGCCGAACGAAGGCGCCTATGCAGCGGTGACCGCCAACTCGGTGCAGAAGCGCACGGTGAACGGCAACGCGATCGGCGGCTGGGTTCGGTGCGTCGGGACGATCGTGACCGGCCCCGTGCTGGTCGCCGCGTCGATCACGTTCCGCACGAAGGTTCCGTCGAACTGGACCTGACGTGCCCTTCGCCGAAGACCTCGCCCCGTTCTTCAATACCGCCGGTTTTGCGACCGCGGTGTCGATCGACGGGGCGTCGGTCAACGCGATCTTCGACAACGCCTACATCGAGGCGGGCGGGCTCGGGGTCGCTGGTGTCCAGCCGATCCTG